ATTTAAACGAGGATATGAGCAACAAATTATTCTGCACCTTTGCAACAGAGGATACCATAGACAGTGTCTTAAAGGAGGTTCAAGAAAGATATAAAATCATATATAATAAGATTTTTGTTTTATACGCAAAAAGCCAAGATGAGTACATTTGTACTTATAATGTTGACTTTGGAAATGTAGGAACATTCTTAGACAATACGATTTTAGTACATAGAAAAAAGAATCTAATACATTATATACAATTAATGCCCTTAATGAGTTAATAAAACTATTAAATGGTGGAGTTGTTGATGTACGTTATAGAGTAAACTGGCAACATTATCGTAATACGATTTTACTAACCCAGCATAATGAATTAAAACAATTAAAGACCAAGATTCATCAGATTCTTGAACTTTAATTTGGTATCCTGAATCAGGATTCGTATATTTATCAAAAGTTACATTTTTTAAAAACAGTTATATTATGGATTTAAATGCAATTCGCAGCAAGCTGAATTCCCTACAGCAACAAAACAAGGGAAATGGAGGCTCCAATCAGAGCCTATTTTGGAAACCAAGTGTTGGTAAACAAGTAGTACGTATTGTACCTAACAAGTTTAACAAAGCCAATCCTTTTACGGAAGTATACTTTCACTATGGGATTGGGGAAAGGGTTATGATTTCACCTATTAATTATGGTGAAAAAGACCCAATTGTTGAATTTGCTAAACAGCTTCGTACAACCAGCGACAAAGAGAACTGGCGTTTAGCTAAAAAGCTTGACCCTAAAATGCGTGTCTTTGTTCCTGTGATTGTACGTGGTGAAGAAGAGCAAGGCGTTAAGCTTTGGCAGTTTGGTAAGAATACTTACCTTGAATTTCTTTCACTTGCAGACGATGATGATATCGGAGATTTTACTGACATTCATCAAGGACGAGACATTACAGTAGATACTGTAGGTCCCGACGTAACAGGAACCGCTTACAATAAGTCTTCGGTTCGTGTTAAGACAAAGCAAACACCACTTGGTGAAGCTGACCAAATCCAGAAGTGGATGGAAGATCAGGCAAACCCAACAGAGGTGTTTAAGCGTCATTCATTCGAAGATATGAAAAATAATCTTCAATCATTCCTCTCCCCTGAGGATGAAACAACTGGAGAGACCTCAGACGATCTCCCTTTTGATAAAGGGGGGTCTCAAAATAACTACGCAGTGAAGGCTCCCCAAAAAGAAAGCAAAGTTGATAAATTTGATGAATTATTCAGCTAATGCCTAGAGGAAAGAAAGCATCACTAACAGCTGCCGTCTCCCAGGAATTAAAGTCTAACTTTGATCTTGGAAAGTTTAAGGAAAAGAAAATGCTTAACTCTAATGTTAAGTTTAAGGATCAACAATGGATCCCACTTTCCAAAGCATTCCAAGATGTGACTTCAATTCCTGGGATTCCTCAAGGACATATTGTTTTACTTAGAGGACACTCGGACACAGGCAAAACAACTGCTTTAATTGAAACAGCAGTTGCAGCCCAAAAGCGTAAAATTCTTCCGGTATTTATTATTACTGAGATGAAATGGAGTTGGGAACATGCTCAACAAATGGGGTTTGCTTTGTCTTAACACGAACTGATGATTTGTTATAAGCAGTTCCTGTAACATCAGGACCTACAGTATCAACTGTAATGTCTCGGCCTTGATGAATGTCGGTGTAATCTCCGATATCATCATCATCAGCAAGTGATAGGAATTCTAGGTAAGTGTTCTTACCAAACTGCCACAACTTAACACCTTGCTCTTCCTCCCCACGAACAACAACGGGAACGAAGATACGCATTTTAGGATCAAGCTTCTTAGCCAAACGCCAATTCTCCTTATCGCTTGTTGTACGAAGTTGCTTCGCAAACTCTACGATTGGATCTTTTTCACCAAAATTAATAGGTGAAATCATTGTGCGTTCTCCAATTCCGTAGTGAAAATACACTTCCGTAAAAGGATTAGACTTATTAAACTTGTTGGGAACAATCCTGATGGTTTGTTTACCAATACTCGGTTTCCAAAACAGACTTGTGTTGTTTTGAC